CAAGATCGTTCAAACTATCGAACGTGTTTGATAGTTCTGCGCTTAATTTATTGATCGCGGATGCGGTTCCTTGACCAATGCTTTCTCCTTGCTTGGACAAATTCTGTAGGGCCGCCTTTATTTTTGGGGGATCTATTTTTTTAGCATCTTCTGTAGCAGAGAATCCTTCTGTTATGTTAGACGGTTGGGGGCGCTCATATATATCTTCAAATTCGACGATCTGTTTCGGATTATCGCGACGTATCTTGCATCTTTTTCGCATCTTTTTCTTTAGCTCGTTTATTTCGGGATTATCTGTTATATCTTCATCATTATCGCATTTATTATCCCAATTCTTATTCCATTTTCCCATATTCTATTGTATATTGCGTATATAATAGAATATGATATTTAACACGATAAATAAAGTCCAAACAACATTCTAAATATTAACTCATGTGAGAGTGCTTCGACCGAACTCAAGCGGCATGTCGAAAGACTTTGAGTTAAATCATTACCGCGCATACATCAACGCGCAGTTTCCGCCAACAAATGATAATACGTTATATCGTTCTTCGAATACATGCAAGTTATAATTATACACGTATAGTGCCCACGCGGGCTTAGACGATACTGAAATGGGGACGCCGTCCGGGTCACATTGAATATTCACAGTAGACCCGCTTATATCAATTGGCGGAGTATACGTGGTGAATTCAAATTCAACCGTTTTGAATCGGCTGGTATTTACTGCACCCGACGGCTGATAATCATACGGACTCGTATTTAAACAAAAATTATAACAATAAAGACCCTCTTTCGCGAATCCCTGTGTTCGCGTGTATTTTTCAACATAATCGTATATACCGCGGGGCATAGAGATTTCTCTATAATCACCACCAAATAATATACCAAATGTTTCCATAATTGGCCGATTGTTTGCCGAGCTGTAATCGCCGGAAATGTATAGATTGCTGGATGCATCCAACACGACATTGGAAGGAATCGTCTTATATGGCCAGTTTGTATAATTAGTCCATTCATTTCGAATAAAAGCATCATTTCTTTGGAAATACCACATCCAATCTGCGACCATTCCCGACGCGGACTGCAATTTCACGCGATTCGATCCGACTACATTCAAAAAATCATACTCGTAGATTTCTTTGACTAAATAAACCTGATCTTGTGCCGCAAATAATGACTGTTCTTCCTCGGATAAAAAACAATATGTTGATAATAAATGCACATCCGCATTCCAACTATTTGTGGTATTGCTATAATTTGTGCTTGATAAATCAGTTGACGGAGGGGTTTGTAAAAATCGATACATTTGGAATTGATTTTCTCCCGCTCGTATTTTTATGTAGGGGAAACCTTCAGTCGGATTAAACACATCTCGGACCTGGAACAAATCCGCAATCGGGCGCAAGGTCACATTAATAATCAATTCTTGGTATTGAAGAGCAACCAAGGGAAATGCACACCGACTATCCAAGGTAAACCATGCATTCAATGGTATATACAATGCACGACCGCGTATAGATGGTTCCGCACCAGAAGCATTTGAAGTATATTTCGCAGATGGGTAAGCATTTGCTTTGAACGGATATGCGGTTACACGTTCCGGGTCGTTTGCTGGGTCATTTAGCGCAGGAACATTTCCCGTCATAGCATCAAACAATTCGAGTTTTTGTGTATTGAAATCGCGTTTTACCATCGCATTTAAATATTGACCAGAATATTTCTGTAATGTGTTCGCACCGCATACAATTTCGATGTCTTGTATGAGTTGACTACCAAGATTATCGATCCATTTAAAATCATATGGAGACCAGGCATTTCCGGTTTGGGCACTAGGCCCCCAAATCGGACTCCATATATCCGGGAGATTTATCACTAGATAGGTATCCATTAACAAATCGGCATACCGTTTTATTTTGAATGTGTATTTAGACGGTTCAGTCAACCTAAGTTCGCGTAAACCGTCGAAATCAAGGCGAAATTTTTGTAAACCAAAATTTGTATATTTCGAATAAGTTACTTTAAAAAATGTTTTCGACGGATTTCCGGTTAATATAACATTTGCCTTTCCAACCGAAACTATATTTAATAATCCGCCGGCCATTATGAATAAATAATTATATAATAAGTGTCTATATATAGAATGAATATATTAATAACCGGTCTAATAGACTACGTTTTAATATTAGGTTTTACTGCAGTCGCAGTGTATATTATCTATAATATGATTATTAAAATGAAGGGGAATAAACCCGGCATGTCGGAACCCGCCTTCGTAGATACTCCAAATGCTAAGCAAATCGCTCAATTAAGCGTCGTTGAAAAATCAAACTCTGGTGTGGGTATATCAAACGCCTCATTTGATCCAACTATAGACAATTCATTGAGAAACTATTGTATTAAGGCATCGTCAAATACTGCATATACTGGTGGATATATGAATCTAAATATGATCAAATATGCATTGTCTAGAGGATGTCGATTCCTAGATTTTGAGGTCTATATGAAAGACGGTGTTCCTATTGTCGCATATTCAAATAATAAATCGTCATTTGAATCATTCACGTCGGATGCTCCGGCGGTATCCTTGGCTGGAGCACTTTCAACGGTCATGTCGAATGCTTTTGCAGACACCTGTCCAAACGAAAAGGACCCGATCTTTATACAACTTCGCATTAAAACATATTTATCGACTGCTTATTCTCAAATAGCGAGAATTATACGTGCAACTATGGCCCCCAAATTGTATACACAAGCGGGTGCGAATAATACGAATATCGCAGTTCCGGTTACATTGGACACCCAATTACCCGAGCTGGTCGGAAAAGCGATTATCATCGTTGATCGCGCGTCATCGCCTGGGTATGATAATTACGCCACGTGCACAGAGGCGGATACTGATTGTTATAGTTTAGCAGATTGTGTGAACATCAATAGCAATAGTCAAAGTGTGAGATTGTATGATGAAGATAGTCTAACATTCCAACCGATTAACCCACCAGATCCCTCGGTTTACCTATTACGAATCGTATTCCCAAGCCTAAGTTTTTTTAACAATGTTACAAATGCGAATACGTTCTATCTTATCGAAAATTACGGTGCACAAATAATTGCCCAAGCATTTTACAATAATGACTCAAATTTAGCTGCATACGAAGAAATGTTCAAAGAACATAAGAGCGCGTTTGTCCCATTATCGAGTGCAGTCACATATAGCCGCGAACATTCGTAATCAAACTCCTTTGGTTATCGCCCACGATGTTCATCGTCCGTAGACATTTTCCTATTATAATATAATAGGAAAATAGTTATAACATGGCTTATCGAAAATCTAAAACGGTGAAGCGACGATTTAGACCAGCTGAATGTAATAATACAATGAATTTCCAAGAATGTGAACTCGCCGTTCTGCGTCACGCCGTGGATCAAAACGAGAAGGTTCTTGGACAAAAGGTTGCTAGTAGCGATGAAATAAAGGGTATGATTAAAATAGTAGAGGAGTTTTTAATGAATAAAAAATTGTTATGCTACGGAGGAACTGCTATTAATAATATTTTACCAAAACAGGCCCAGTTTTATAATCGCGAATATGAAATTCCAGACTATGACTTTTTCTCAGCGAATGCATTGCACGATGCGAAAGAATTGACTGATATTTTTTACGCAGCTGGGTATACGGATGTAGAGGCAAAATCGGGTGTTCACGAAGGGACTTATAAAGTATTCGTTAATTTTATCCCCATGGCCGATATAACGAGCATACACAAGGAATTATTCGATGCATTATTAACAGACAGTGTTTCGGTTGCCGGCATAAAATATGTGCCCCCTAATTTTTTACGAATGAGCATGTATTTAGAATTATCTCGACCGGCAGGCGACACTTCACGTTGGGAAAAGGTATTGAAACGTTTGAACTTATTAAATAAATATCATCCCATGAAGAATGAATATGATTGTTCTGCTATAGAATTTCAACGCGAAATGAGCGAGAACGACACGGACGGTGAAAAACTATACACGATTGTTCGCGATACGTTTGTTGATCTGGGTGTCGTTTTTTTTGGAGGGTATGCGGCAAGTTTATATTCGAAAGAAATGCCCAAGAAAGAACAGCAATTTATAAAGAAAATACCTGATTTTGATGTATTAACAGAAGACATTGAAAGGACTGCGATGATCGTAGAAGAACGATT